GCACTCCATGACCGCAGAGTGCATCGCCGCCGTCCGCGAGACGACGGAAGATTACGAGGTCATCATCGTCGACAACGGATCTACTCCGCCGATTGCGAAGCCCTACATGGGATTCGTGGATGTGACCCTGATCCGCAACGAAACGAACCTCGGCTTCCCTGCGGCAGTGAATCAGGGAGTCCGGGCAGCGAAGGGTGACATCATCGTTCTGCTGAACAACGATGTGATAGTAACCCCGGGGTGGGGTGATCGGCTGAAAGCGCACCTTGAGCGATTCTCCATCGTTGGGCCGATGACGAACTTCTGTGCCGGTAGGCAGCGGATCCAAGTACCTGCGTATACGGACAAGGACTCGTTGTTTGAGGTGGCGGAAGAATACGCCGAGGGCCATAAGGGATTGTCGATCGAGGCGAACTGGATCATCGGGTTCTGCTTCGCGTTCCGTAAGTCCCTGTTCGATGAGATCGGCGAGTTCGACGAGTCGATGTGGCCGTCTTCCGGCGAGGAGATCGACTGGTGCTACCGCGCCAAGGCGGCGGGGCACTCGGTGGGCATCGCTCAAGATGTCTACATCTACCACGAGGGCAGCGTGACCTTCAATGAGATGGACCGCCGTGGGGAGATCGACTACACCGCGTTTTGCGAGGAAACATCGAACCTGTTGAAGAAGAAGTGGGGCGAGAATTTCTGGAACGAGCAGATCGTCCGAGGCGTGATGCTGAAGAACGGTCTGCGGTTGAATTTGGGGTGCGGGACTTTCCACCTTGAAGGTTTCGTCAACGTCGACATGCAGGAAGCGGTCAGGCCGGACTTGGTCTGCGACATCCTCGACCTGCCCTATGAGGAAGAATCGGTCGATGAGATATATGCCGGACATATCTTGGAGCACTTCGACTGGAAAGACGGCGAGGTCGCGCTTCACTACTGGATGACCCTCCTCAAGCCCGGCGGGAAGATTTCCGTGTGCGTTCCGGACATCGACTACCTGATGAAGGAGTATGTCGCGAATCCCTCGCCCGAGAAACTGCGCGAGTTGAACGACCTCTACATCTACTCGTACTGCCAGGTGTCGCCGCACAAGTATGCTTACAGCGCGGCCCTGCTGAAGGAGGCGATGGAGACCGCCGGATTCGTCGATCTGAAGCGAATGCCGGTCGATCATCCGTACTTCCCGACGCCCGTTGTTTGGCAGAGCGGGTATGAGGCGGTGCGGCCATGAGAATCAGCAATTTTTCCCTTGGGATCGGGATGCCCCTATCTCATCACATGATCCCGTCAGCGTTCTTTGATTCGTTCATCTCGATGGAGAAACCAACATCCTTCCTTTATCTGAGGACATCAAATGGCCCTATCGAGGAGATGCGAAACAATCTTGTCCGAGAGGCGTTGAGGCAGAACTGTACATCGCTCCTGATGTGTGACACGGATCAGGTCTATCATCCCAAAACGATCACGCGCCTGCTGTCTCATAAATTACCCATCGTTGGAGTAATGGTAAACAGAAGATACCCCCCGTTCGACCCCCTCATGTTGAAGGGAGAACTTGGCAAGTATCAGAACATCACGGAGTGGGAGCCCGGTTCTTTAGTCGAGGTGTCGGCGACCGGCACGGGTTGCCTGATGTTCGACATGCAAGTGTTCCGCGACATGCCCGCTCCGTGGTTCCGGCGGCGGACGCACAACGGGTTAGACGTGGGGGAAGATATCGGTTTCTGCTCGGACCTTAAAAGCGCGGGGTACAAAATCTTCGTCGATACCTCCGTCCCGGCAGGGCACCTGTCGCAGATGCAGATTACCGAATCATGGTGGCGTCTTTATCGAAAGTTGAGCGAAGCAAACGCTCACGCCGTTGAGCATGGGGTTCTCGTGAACAAGTAGCAGTCAACCGACAACAATTCAGATGAAAGCCCGCCGAGAGCGGGCTTTTTTTATGCCCACCACAAGGAGGTACGGGACATGGGTTTTCTTAGGGGGTCTAACGCGAAAGTGACGCTTGGCACTGACACGGTTGTAGGGATGGGTACGTGGGAACTCCCCGGCATCTCCGTGGATCTTCTGGACTCTTCGGCGTTCGGAGATACGGCGAAGCAGTACATGACGGGGATGCTGGACTACGGCAACGTGAACTTCGGCGGGTTGTACGACGCAGCCGACACCACGGGCCAGAACGTCCTCATCAGCGCGAACATCAACAACAGCGCGGTCAATGAGATCCGGCTCTACGTGGACAGTACGTCCTACTGGACGCCGAACAAGACCGTGGCCTCCGGCGGGCTGTCGGATTCCGGGATGCTCGTGCAGTCCATCTCAATCGGCATGGACAAGTCTGGCCTGGGGACGATCAAGTTTACCGGCAAATGCACCGGGCCGTGGGCGCTGGTCGCTGATTAATGATTCGACACTATAACGAAAGGGAGGGTGTATGCGCTTTGATTTAAGCGGCGAGACGCAGGGCGTATGGTTCAAATATTTCGAATCAGAGGTGGGCGAGAATGGCGATCCGAAGCCACTCGAACCCGATAAAGATGAAACACTTGAGGTCTGCATCCGGGCCATGAATGCGGATGTCATGAAGGGGATCAAGGCGAAAACCAGCAAGACGGTCGAGAAATTCATTCTCAATACGAAGTCGAAAGCGATGGAGCGAATCCAGTACGAGGACCAGACTCCGGAGCAGCGAGAGGAAGAGAGCAACGCGGTCTGGGACTACGTGATCGAGGATTGGAGGGGGGCTTTCGATAAATCCGGCAATGAAGTTCCCTGCACGTCGGAGAACAAGAAACTCATCATGAAGAATAATCTCCAGTTTGTTTGGTTTGCGGCACGGTGCCTCCACTTGGTTACTCGGACGAACGTGGACAAGGTGGAGGGGGCGGAAAAAAACTCATAGAGGTCGCGCAATGGCGGGTGGAACAGCAGCCGAATTGTGCGGCCTGCAAGATTCTGTACGGCGGCAGGACTCCGCCAGAAGATCCGCCCTGTGGAGACTGCCGCCCTGTATTACTTGACGAGAACGCAGACGCGATCATGCTGTACTCCCTCGTACAGAATCAATGGATCATGGGACCTAGTGGCCCCGTTGATGTCAATCACTTGGCCGTCTGGGAGGCGATCGATCGGCATGAAGTGAAGGACGCCCTTGGTACGTTCAAGAAGATACTCACCCTGTCTCATTGGATGCTTGGCAGGATAAACGACAAGAGGGAACCCTGATGCGCGTTGTCTCAAGGTGGAATCCGGAAGAGTTCGCTCCCGAAATACTGCATGGGGCAATGGAGCGCATTGAGAAGGCCGCTATCGTTGTGCGAGATGCGGCTCGGGCCAAGATGGTCGGGTTCAAGTATACATGGAAGGAACACGGCCCGTATGGATCAGGGGATTACGCCGGGAAGATATGGACGGCGCGGTATTACGACGCCCTGAAGGAAACGATCCGCGTGACGAAGAAAGAAACCGGCTTGAACGCCGGGTATGGGTACAGGGCGGCGAAGGACATGAACGTGTGGATTATGGCGGGACAATTTCGCACGTGGTATGCCGTCCAAGTTGAATATGGCAGAGGAGAATGGAAAGGCAAGCCACACCCGTTCCTTCGACCCGCGTTCAAGGAAAGCCTGGATAAGATCAAGTCCATCGTGGAGAACGGGTAATGGCACAAGGCAAGCCAATAGGGACGATGTTTGCGGAGATCGGCCTCGACGCCACCAAACTCGAAAAGGGATTGGAGCAGGCGCATAAAGCCCTTACCGATGGCACGATCAAGGTGGAGTCCGCATACAAGTCTCTCGGCATTAAGTCCGACGCCGTCTACGATCAGATGCGGAAGAACGCAGTCGCTTCCTTTGACTTTATCAAGAACAAAACAACATCTTCGCTGGAAGACATCACTCGGGCGTACTCCGCCGCTACCGAAAGGGTGATGGCGCTGAATGCCGAACAGTTCCGGTATGAACGGCAGACGCAGGAAGAGACAGCCCAGTATATCGTAAAGATGATGAAGGTGGAGCAAGAGGCCCGTCGCGAGAACGCCGTCAAGACTCGTGCAATCGAGGAAGAAAAAGCCCAGTATATAATGAGAACCCTCCGGATGGAGCAGGAGGCGTATCGCGAGAACGCCGTCAAGACTGCGGCGATAGCGGCTACCCAAAGGGCGAACTACGAGAATAGTTTTACGGGTCTTGGTGTAAAGTCCGAAGCGACATTCGCACAGATGAGGGCACAGGCTCTAAATTATTACAAGAACATCACGAGCGACTCCCGGAGCACCTTCAGCGACCGGCTACGCGCTCAACAGGGATACAGTATCGCCGTTCAGCGAATCGATCATGAACAACTCTCCCAAGAAAAGAATTTCCACAACCAACGGAAGCAGATGTCCCGCGATTCGCAGGCCGGTTGGCTCTCCATGATGAAAGGTATGCTCGCGTACCGGGTCATCCTGTCGGGCATCATGGCGGTTCAGGAGTCGTTCTCCGGCACCTTCCGGTACCTTGCCACGATTGAGACGGCGCAGTTGGGCATCGGTGCCGCGTTCATGACGAGCGGGAAGTATATCGACATCACCACCGGGAAGGCATTGAAGGGTGCTGAAGCACTGAAGGCCGCCCAAGTGGAGTCGAAACAGGTGATCGAGGAATTGAAGGCGGCCAACCTTCAGACGATCGCCACGCTGGATCAGTTGATCGTCGCCTACCAGCAGACCCTACCTGTCGCGATGGCGAAGGGATTCGATAAGCGGATGGTGAAGGAGTTCACCCTCGCAATGGTACAGGCGGCGGGCGCGATCGGATTACCGATGGATCAACTGGGCGAGGAGACGCGGTCCATGTTGACCGGGGCGATCAATCCACGGACCAGTCGTATCGCCACCGTTCTTGGACTCAGGAACGAGGACATCGCGCAGTACAAGAACAACGCCGAAGGTCTATTTGCCTTCCTGATGGACAAGCTGAAGGCGTATCAGGTGGCCGGAGTTGAAGCACAGACGACGTGGGCGGGACTGTGGAGCAACATGAAGGACATTGCCTTCCAGTATCTCGGGGAAGGTATGACGCCGCTGTTTGAAGGGATAAAGCAATCTCTCATAGAGATCACGAACAGCATGGTTACGGTCAACGAGAAGACGAAGCAGATCGAATGGAACCCGGAATTCTTGGAAAGCATGAAGACGATCAAGTCCGGGATGACCACGTTCATCGCCGATTTGCGGCGCATCTCCATGTTAATTGACTTAGTCGGAATCGGCATGGCTAAGGTTGGACAGTTAGCTACACTCGGCCTCAGCAAGACGATGGATGACGCCGTGGACAAGTACACAGCGCGGCTCAAGGCCGGGGAAAAGGCACTGATGGACATGGCGATGGCGGCAGAAGGGTACAAGCCCGCCACGAAGGATACACCAGGGGCCATCACACAGGAGGGGTTGCAGTATTACGACAAGACTTTGTGGTACGTCAAGGAGACGGCCAAGGAAACGAAATATATGGCGAACGAGACGAAGAAGGTCTCCGAGGAAGCGAAACACCTTGCCGATCAATGGAAGGAGCAGGCCCGCACACTTGACGCGAAGATCGCAGGAGAAGGATTGGATAAGTATCAGCGGAAGGTGATCGAGATAGCGCGGGAGGCGGAGAAACTGACGGAGAAGTTCAGGGCGGTCGCGGGCGCGACGGCGAAGATAGCGGAGTGGAAGGGGAGTGCGGAACGGGGCGTTATCCTTGAGCAGGAAGCGGAAGTCGCCAAGGCTGTTCAGAAGATCCGCGATGACGAAATGAAAGACGCGATGGACAACGTGAGGGGGAAGATCACGGAGGAAGACAAGTTCTACAAGTGGAAGGAACGCGCACTAAAAGAATACGAGAAGATCGTCGCCGAGGCGAACGACTGGGATATCAGCGAGCACCAGCGGGCGATAAACAAGATTCGGTCGAGTGAATCCACCAACATTGAGAAGATGAAGAAGGATCACGCGGCAGGGGCTTACGGCGGAGGACTCGAAGGTCTGCAAATGTTGTTCGCCGGGATTGATGCGGCTCGCACGGCATCGGCGGCGGCAGAAGACATACAGACCCGAAAGGCCCTTGCCGACAAGATAAACTTCTATTCGGAAATATCCGGGTACGAGGACACCTACTACGCCAGGTTATTCAAGTATTTAGACGAGGAGGGGGAGCGTAGAGGGAAACTTTATGAAGACGACGCGGCAGGTGCGGCGTGGGCGGCACAAGAAAAGGCGGCTGCTTCGGCCGATGCCTTCAACCGGGAAAACTCGGATCGTCAGGCGGCATTCTCAAGCATGAAGAGTAATTTTGCGTCGATGGCGGACCTTTACGCAAAAGACTCCCGCGAGCGTAAGGCGTTGAGTGAACTATCGAAGGCGGCTGCGATCGCGGAGATGGCGGTACAGGCACAGAAGAACATCATGATCGCGGTAGGCGCGGTAGCACAGCAGGGCACCGGGGATCCGTATTCCGCATTTGCCCGCATCGCCGCGATGATCGCGCTAATGTCTAACGTTCTCGGAATGGCCGGTATCGCCTTCGGCGGCGGTGGCGGCGGCGCTTCCGCAGCCCCCGCCCTTCCTGCATCCACCGTCCTCGGCGCGGAGGCCGGGACTGGGAGCGAATCCATCGCGAAGGTGTGGGACCTCTTGGAGGACACCTACGAGTTGGAATACCGCGAGTTGACCGGGATCCACAATTCCATGAAGGATTTGAACCGCAATATCACCGGCCTTGTCACCTCCATCGTGCGTACCGGGAGCGTGTCCGGCGCGGCGGCAGGCTTCACTCCGTCGAAGACGCTCACGATGTTCGGGACGTACGGGATGGAAAAAGAATATAGCGGTATTGCCGGATGGGTAGAGGATCTCGGCAACTGGTTCCTCAATACCGTCGTGGGAGGCATCTTCGGCGGGGGGAAAGAGAAAACGCTTGAATCGTCCGGGATCGAGTTCAAGGCGCAAACCGCCGGGCAACTGATCGCCGGGGAATACATGGACGCGTTGGAGTACGCCGTCATTAAGACGGTGAAGGATGGCGGGTGGTTCCACTCCGACAAGACCTCCTACGAGACGATCTATAAGGCATTGGACGAGGACGTGTCGCGCCTGTTCAGCCTCGTGTTCGTGAACATGAGTGCCACGCTCGTGGAACTCGCGAAGGGACTCGGGGCGGACGTGAACGCGGCCCTTGCGTACCAATTCAAGGGGGAGAGACTGAACCTCGCAGGTAAGACCGGTGAGGAGATAAATAAGATTGTCTCGGAATACTTCTCTAATGTGGGAGATGAAGCAGTACGGGTTCTGTTCGGTGATCTCGTGTCCCGGTACCAGCAGTTGAATGAGGGGCTGTTCGAGACGGCGGCTCGGCTGGTCATGGATAAAGCCATCGTCTCCGAAATACTGACGATGACGAATCAGGGATTTCCGGGGTCTACCGCAGCCGTCATCGCCTTCTCCGAGGCGATCATCGAGATGGCCGGGGATCTTGAGACGCTTCAAGACGCCGCAGCGACCTACTACGACAAGTTCTTCACGGACGCGGAGAAGCAGGCGAGACTCCAAGAGCAACTGTCGGGTGGATTGGGGAGCCTTGGATACGCGCTTCCCGCGGACCGCATGGGGTATCGCGATATCGTCGAGGGGTTGGATCTGACTACCGAGTCGGGGCAGAAGGCGTACGTCATGCTTCTGGAATGGGCGGAGGCGGCGGACCAGTATTACTCTGCCGTAGAGGATGCGGCAGGGTCTACGGAGAAGTTGACGAAGGCCCTCCAGGATCAGGTCAGGATGATAACCGATTGGATCTCGGATATGTCCCGCAGCAGCCTCGCTCCCGCACAGTCGATGGAAGGATGGCAGTTGGAGTACGAGCGGCAGAAGACCCTCGCGTATACAGAGGACGCCACCACGCAGGATGTGTCCTCTTATTTGAACTTCGCGAAGGAATACTTGTCCTTCATGCGGACTTATGGCGGGGATTATCAGGACCTCTACAATTCCGTGATAGGAGATGTCGGAGAACTCGGCGAGATGAAGAACACAGCATTGGCGCAACTAGACGCCATCCTCGCCGCCGACAACGCCGCGCAACTGGCCGCCGCTCGTCAGTTGGCCGCCACCTACGATGTCATGGGGCAGACGGCTCCAGCGTTCGGGGGGGGCGGATTGATGGTGGGTCCGTCCATAGGTGGGGAAATGGGGAAGGAGTGGGCCGTCCCGACGTACGAGCCGCAGCGGAGCAATTTCCTGTCGTCCGCACCGCCAGAGTTCTGGGAGAATTTGCGCGGTGGTGGGGCGGGGCCGGGAGACATCACCGTCCACTCGGTCGTCATGCTCGACGGGAAGGTGCTCGGGGAGAGCATGGCGAAGCAGATACCGCGCAACGGGAGCCTCATATCGGCGATACAAAACGTGCCTCGGAGGATGAACTAAGTGGCCGCATCCGAACTCTACGATTTTTTGGCGACGGTCACGCCGGACTATTCAACGACGACGTTGTCGATCACCCCGCAGGGAGTTGTCGCCGAGGAGGCGTCCAAGAACCAAGTTATCCACCTCGGCGTTGACGGGTCTGAGGAGCGTATCTCGTTCAACACGTCATCGATCTTCTACCTGTCCTTCGGATGGAACGTATTGTCGGCGGCAGACAGCGGGACGGTCTTCAACTTTTACAATGACTCATCGAAGGCGAACGCGATGCAGCGGTCCTTCCAGTTCAATTATGGAGATGGTCACGTATACGTGTGCCGGTTCGCAAGTGAATTGACGAGGGCCGGTCAAGCCCCATCCCGCATGGGTTTTCAGGGCGTGCGGCTCCGCGTATTAGGCAGAGTGGCCGATTAGATGGAGAGTTTTAGTACGCGCCAGACCACGGTCGTCGCCTCTGCCGCAAAAACGATATCCTGGACGTTCCGCGTACAGGATAATTTGGGAGTTGTCTATTACTGGTCCACGGGGACCATCACCGGGGGCACCGGCGCGTACACGGGGAACTTCCTTGATGCCCCGAATGTGTATCAGAGCGGCGAGTGGAACATCCCGCATGAGTTCAAGATCATCAATTTCTCCGGGATCACCTTGCGCCGCAGCAAGTCCGAATCCGGAATCCACGCGCCGAACGATGTAACCTTCTCCATCATCAATAATGGGAATCTGTACGCAGCGGAGAACTTTACCGGCGGCACGGTCCGCATCGGATTAGTCATCGATGACGGGTCGGGGGCGGAGTTGTGCGGATCGTGGCGGTTCAGGATAAAGACGGCGTCGCCCCACGACCAGCAGATCGACATCGGTTGCGAAGACTTCCTACAGGAATATCTCCGAGGATCCTATCCGAACACGAAGTTAATCAGCAGTCTTTACCCGTCGACCTACGGGGTCGTGAACGATTCGGTCTGCCTCCCGGAATCGTACGGCACCGCTTATGTCCCGCTGCGGTCAGTGTACGCGAGCGGAGCCAGGTATTACGTCCTCGGTACCCTGCCGTCTCTCTACACGATCAGCGAGGTCCGATCCCCACGGGAACTCGGGGCGAAGATCGTCTGGACCTCGGCAGGATACTCCTTCACGCAGAGCGCGATCGGTTCCTATCGGATGTTCCAACCGATCATCGCCGACAGTGATCTTGATGGAGCGGCGGATGCTCCTGGAATTTGGGTGTCCGGGGACCGCATCCTTGATATGCCGACGAAGTTCTCCATGACTTCCACGGCGTCGGTGACAAATCCCGCCGACGTAATCCGGCGGGTCCTGCGGAACATAGGGGTACAGGATTACGACCTCGACCTCCCGTCGTTTGAGACGGCGAAGACGACGTTCACGAGTTGGGGCCTGACGTGGAATTTCGCCTTCTGGTACAAGCAGGACCGGGCGGCGGTGCTGTCGAACCTTTTGGCGATGTGTCACTCCTGCCTGATCGTCGGGGAGCAGATAAAACTCCAAGTCCTGTCGAAGACCTCGAAGGACACGATCACCACGGCGGACATCCTCAAAAGCCAGGACGTCGGGCCGGACACCTTCAAGTATTCAATGACCTCGTTGGAAAAGGCATCGGATTCAGGGTACGTCGGCTATCAGGTGGACGGTGAATCGCAGGACGAGTTCCTGACCGCCCTCGTCCCCGCCAAGTCTACCACCGCCGTCATCGACAGCGAGACGATCGTCTTCCCCGGTGTGCAGGACAAGACGCACGTACAGAAACTCGGGATACTTTACTACCAGAGGAAGTTCCTGAAGATCGCCGACATATCGTTTTCCTCTAAGGGGACGCTGCTCGCTCTACGGCCCGATGATGTCGTCACCATCAGTTCGGATGACTACGGCGGCACGTACAACGTCCTGATCGATGAGATGACGATCAACGCCGACGTGTCGATTAACCTCTCCTGCCAGCGGTTCTCGGAGGTGTTCGACGACTGGGACGATATCTTCCCCGGCAACATTACGGTGGGCACGGTAGTCCCAACGGGGACGTATGCGCCCGTCGTCTCGGGACCGGACGGTACGTCTACCACGGGCACTCTGGCGAACTCCCTGCCGGGTAGACTGCGGGTGGGGGCCACGACGAACTACATCCTGCTCGAACCGTCGTCGCCTATCAGGATATCCCTCTATTCGGCGGATACGGAACGACTGCGGATCGGGAACCTGAACGGATTCTTGGGGTACGTTACCGATATCTTCGGTCTTGGCATAGGCAGCACGGCGAAGTACATGAAATATGACCCGACGAACGGCCTTCGGTTGGGAGGGTCAGGTGTGGCACGGATCGAGTTGGACCTGGAACTCGCCCGCATCTCCGTGAAAGACGCCACCGACGCCACGAAGACCGCAATGGGGTATCTGAACGGCCTTGCGAAACACGACGGTACGGGGAACTGGGGTGCGGGAGACTACGGGTTCTGGGCGGCGGCAGGGGATAATCTCAAGATCGACGGGGACGCGGTCTACAAGTCCGGCGACTGGATCGTGGAGAACGACGGGTCCTACCTGATCCAGAACGCTGCGGCGCAGACCATAATCAGGCTCGGCACCGTGTCGGGAGTCAAGGGCCTCTTTCTGTACGATACCGCCACGCCGACGCAGAACCTCATGGCGAAGTTCGCCACGGACGGGCTCTACCTAGGGGCCGCTGGGGAGACATCGAATTACATCAAGTGGGACGGGGCCACGATGACGATCCGTGGTTCGTTGAACGCCACGGACATCACGACCGGGTATCTGTCCGCGGCTCGTATTGACGCAGGCACGATCTCCATCAGTCAGTTGGACTTCGTCCCCGTCGCGGACAGTAACGTAATCGCGACTATCAACGCGAGCGCGGAAGGGATCCGGATAATCGGGAACAGGATCACGATAGACGGCACGGTGACGTTCGGCTCGGGATACGATCCCACGGACGTTGCGGCGGCTTCACTCGACAAGGTGACGTATCTCACCTCTGGGCAGACGACGATCGCGGGCGGGCAGATAACCACAGGCACGGTCACACTTGCGAAACTCGCCTTCTCGGATCTCGCAGGGTTGAACGCCGGAGAAGGGGCGAAACTCTCAGGAATCGCAACGGGGGCCGATGTAACGCTGACGGCGGTCAACAATACGCTGACGATCACCGGCGGCGGGATCGTACTGAACGCAGGCGGGATGATCCGGGGCGGGCAGACCGACTACGCGACCGGCACGGGGTTCTTTCTCGGCTACTCCGGCGGGGCGTATAAGTTGAGCATCGGTGGTACCACGAATTATCTGCAATGGGATGGATCATCCCTGAACATCGGCGGTACGTCAGTGTCGACCAATGGGTCATACATGGTATCTGTCGGGAAATATTGCACATCTCTTGGGACACAATACCCGACTACGGCCCAATTCGCCATTGACGGGCAAACACATTATTACCTATGGAGCGGCAGTGCTTGGGTTGAGATCGCGAATATCGGATTAAAAACCGATGGAGAAGATTATTATGCATTAGATGTAATGCTATCCGGGACAAGGCAGCACGGATTAAGGATAACAGCATCGGGGACCAGCAGTTATGGAATATATGCAAGTTCCGTTAAAGGTATATATTCAGTAGTTCCCTCTGCGGCAAGTGCAGCAGTAACTGGAATAGGGTTATATCGTGGGGGCAATTTTGCCGTTAGTGAAGGTGCATCCCAGGGTGCACCAATAAATCTTTCCCCTGCGGTATCTTCGTCCCCCCCGTCGCACTCTGGATCTAAGGGGGACATATTCGTAACGAATGGTGGGGATATGTATATTAATGTTACTAATGGTTCTGGTTATGGCGCTTGGCGGACTCTTGGGGTTTCAAGCCAAGATTTAATTGCATATGCATTAGCGAACGGATCGCAGTGCATTGTAAATTATGGATCAAGTGAATCTCTCTATACGAGATCCAACGGTTCTTGGAGAGAAACGCAGATTTATGTAGGGGGGTGACCGCTTACGCGCTGGCGAATGGTTCCACGTGCGTAGACCCAGTGGACGGGTCCTTTTATGTTCGCTCAAATGGAGCATGGGCCGTTCATTAAAGAATTACCCGTATGGCGTGGACTCCCTGCTATACATTCAATTCGGGCGGCGGGTGAAAATATCGCTTGACTTTGTGTCTTAGCACATATACTCTCTTATCAGAACAACGAAAGGAGGGCATATGGTCAAGCGGGTGAATGCGAATCTGCCAGATGAGATTCACAAGGCGCTCCGCATGAAACTGGCGGAGGATGGGACCAACTTCGCGGAATGGCTTAGGAAATTGGTGGATTCATACCTTGGTGAGGGGAGGGAGTCCAAAAAGGTGAAGGAGGAAAGGCGATGAAGAAGTTCCTCGTTGTCGCGTTCCTTGTCGTTCCTCTTGTAGTCAACGCTGAAGATTCAAAGTGGAAATGGTCCCAGACGGACTCCGTCTTTCAGGTGGCGTCCATCGTGGCCCTCGCTGCGGACTGGAATCAGACGCGGCAGATCGCCAAGAGTCCTCAGATCTACTATGAGGACGGGGTAGCAGAAGTAGCTCTCGGCAAGCATCCATCGGTAAGCGGAGTTAATTGGTACTTCGCCGGGTCGATGATCCTCAACACGGCGGTTGCCTATGCAATCCCGAATCCGTACCGTAGGATGTTTCAGGTTGGTACCATTGTTTATGAAGCGTACTGGATCAACCACAATTACGGAATAGGCATCCGCATAAACTTCTAACCTAAAGCAGAATATAATTACCAAAAAGGGCCTCTTCGGAGGTCCTTTTCATTTTCAAGGAGGGCAGATGAAGTCCTACGCCGTTACGGAGCAACTCGTTAATTCCGTCTTAAATTATTTGGGGAAGCAGCCATACGTTGAGGTCGCTGCCCTCATCAACGCGCTTGGGCAGGTGCAAGAGGTCCCGCCCGTCCCGCTCGCGGTGGTACCGAAGCCGGAGGAAAAGTAGGTGGCCGTGCGTACGTTGTATCACTTCACAAGCCTCACGGGGGGTGCGTCGACCGCGCTCGATAGCGTGGACGGGGACTATCTGCTTGACGGGGACAGGGCTTTCCTTATCATCGACGGTGCGTTCTCGGTCTACTACCTGGATGATGACTCCGGAGCATCGGAATCTTCGCCGAACGTTATTTCTCCCGACACCAACGCCGGAACGAAGCGGTGGATTCTTTGCACCTGATTCCGGGTGCGTAGATGGCGACTCGGATATATCTCCCCTCAACGGGGGCGGTTTCTGTCGACCCCGCGTGGAGTACGGCATGGGATGATACTTCTACTGCATCTCCGAGCAAACTCCGCGCCGTAACATCGAAGATATCGTCGGCGGCTGCGACGAAGTCCTTCACCGACGCGGACAGTGCCGACAAGCATATTGCGTGCGGGATGTGGGTATCCGCTCCGCTTGCCGCTCAAACCATAGGGATACAAGCGGTCAGCATATCCGTCAAATGTAGCGAGACGGACGCCGCGAACCAGATATACCTGCATTGGACCGTTCGTGTCTTGCAGGCGGACGGGGAAACGTATCGCGGGGATCTCGTTTCCTTCCGGTCGGACGGCACGGAAGCCCCGCTGACGGCTTCGGAAGCGAGCCGGTATGACACGCTTAATTCGACGGAAGTCGTCTGTTCCGACGGGGATCGTCTTGTCATTGAGGTCGGTCTTGGCGGGAATCCGTTAGGCGGCGCGTTCCACGACTCGCAACTCGTCATCGGGGATGATGCAGGGTCGGACTTGGACGCGGCAGACGCGGATACTACCGGCGATCCGTGGGTAAACTTCGCCGATACGATCACGTTCGGGACGGCGTCTCCCTCCAGTTCGCCATCGGCAAGCGCATCCGGCAGCCCGTCGGCGAGTGAATCGCCCTCTCCCTCGGCCTCACCGTCCGCCAGTGAGAGTGCTTCACCGTCCGCAAGTGAGTCGTCATCGGTTTCGGCTTCACCGTCCGCAAGTGAGTCGTCATCGGTTTCGTCCAGTCCCTCCGGGACGGCGGCCTACGTGTTCGATGACATCCGCCAGGATATCCTGGACGGGATCAACTCGGCACAGTCGGAACCGGGGGGATGGGACGCGCAGTTAGCCAACATCCCCGTGACAGCGGTGGTCCGTACCAGTGATACCGTCGTCACGATCACGCTCCCGGCCCTGTCCGGGTATTCGATCACGTCTCAGGAGATTCTAACCGTAACGGTTCCCCCGGCGGCGATCGATGGATCAAGCGCCATCGTTGCTTCGCCAACAGTTACGATCACGCAGGATGCCGTATCAAGTCCTTCGGCCTCCGCGAGCGCGTCACCCTCCGCGAGCGCATCAAGTAGCCCGAGCAGCAGCCCGTCGTCGTCTCCGAGTCCGGGGAGCAGCGCATCCGCATCCCCCTCGGCTTCCGCATCCGAGTCGCCTTCGGCCAGTCCCTCGGCTTCTGCGTCTGGATCGCCGTCGGCGAGTGCCAGTGCGAGTCCTTCGGCGGGGTTGGCGTTCGAGGGTATCCGTCAGGACATCATCGACGGGTTGACTGCCGACCTGAGCGAGGCAACGGGTTGGAACGCGCTGGTAAGGGACGCTTTACCCTTGTCGGCGGTAGTGAGGACTTCAGATACCGTAGTTACAATTACGCTCCCGGCGGCACCGCTGTACAACATTACAGCGCAAGAGACGATCACCGTCACGGTTCCGGCTACGGCTGTAGATGGGTATGCAGCAATCGTCGGCTCACCGACGTTCACGGTTGACGCAGCAGCGACACCGCCCAGTCCGTCTGCGAGTCCATCGGCGAGCGAGTCACCTTCACCTTCAGCATCTCCTTCGGCGAGCCCGAGTTGGACTGATTGGTCGGAGACGGGGACGTTTGATACGGATGCAACTGGCGCGTCTGAATCCGCGTCTCCGAGCGCGTCCGAGTCGGGTTCCCCGAGTGCGTCTCCGTCTGCAAGCGCATCCGCAAGCCCATCGGCGAGTGAGTCAGGTTCGCCATCGATCGGCAGTAGTGAATCCGCGAGTCCAAGTGCGTCGCCGTCGGAGTCCGAGAGCGCGTCGCCGTCTGCAAGTGCGTCAGGCAGTCCAAGCAGCTCGCCTTCTGCAAGCGAGTCCGCCTCGCCTTCGTCGTCGCCTTCGGCGAGTGAGTCTGGTTCTCCGTCAGCAAGCCCGTCAGGTTCCGGGTCGGCATCCCCCTCCGCGAGCGTATCGGGTTCGCCGTCGGCGGGGAACAGTCCGTCCGCGAGTCCGTCTGCGAGTCCAAGCTCCTCCCCTTCGACGGAGGTGCCGGACTCCATCACCGCGACGAATACGCTCTGGCAGATGACGGCGTTGACCGGCGGCGCGGCGGGGGCGTTGGACAGCATTGATGGGGGATCGTTGCTTCATAACGATAGGGCGTTCTGCATCGTTGCCGGGGCGTTTTCAGTCTACTGGCTTAACGCGAACTCCGGGCAGACGGAATCTTCGCCGAACGTCATCGCACCGGATACAACCGCTGGATTAAAGCGGTGGATTCTATGCACCTGAGAGGTCTGATATGGGGATGAATAATACATCCAAAGACTTGATGCTGGACGCACTAAGTACCGTTGCCGGGTTCGCGTCGCTACATACCGCCTCACCTGGTGCCACTGGGACCAGTGAGGTTACGGGCGGTGCCCCGGCCTATGCGCGGAAGGCGATCACATGGAACGCCTCGGTAGAGGGCATATTGGCACACTTGAATCAGCCGGTGTTCGACGTGCCCGCGGGGACGACGGTGACACACGCGGGGTTCTGGTCGCTCGCCACGGGTGGGACGTACTACGGGTTCATAGATGTCGATGACGAAGTGTTCGCCGTACAGGGTCAGTACGTCTTGACCGGCGCAGATATTGAACTGATGGATTCTGTGTAACGGAAGGGGTGATTATTCTCTCTATCGTCATACCCTCGCATAACGATCTTTACCTTCACAAGACCATCGATTCGCTGCTGGACAACTCCGAAGGAGAGATCGAGATAGTCGTCGTGCTGGACGGATACGACCCGTTCCGCGAGATAACTACCGACCCCCGCGTGAGGATCGTCCGCCACGCCATCAACAAGGGCATGAGGGAGGCGATCAACACGGGAGTTAAGGCTTCGCGCGGTGAGTACCTGATGAGAGTAGATGAGCACTGCCTCTTCGGTCCGGGGTACGACCGCATTCTGCTCGATGGGATTGCAGATAACGAGATAGTCATCGGGCGGCGGTTCTTCTTGGACCCTGTTAAGTGGGAGGTCATGGACAAGCCGCCCATCGACTACGAGAAGTTACTCATCATCGAGAAACCCGGAGGCCGTAGGAAGTTCTCCGCTGTCGCTTGGAAGGCCCGCACGCGGGAGCGAGCGCATATCGAACGCGACGAGACGATGGCGTTTCAGGGGAGCGTCTGGACGATGAGCCGCAAGTGGTGGGAGTCCGTCATCGTGCGCCTCGATTCGGAAGGGTACGGGACGCACTATCAGGACACCACGGAGATGCTGTTCAAGACGTGGGCGGCGGGCGGGAAACTGATGCTGAACAAAAAGACGTGGTATGCGCACAAACATAGAGATTTCAATAGAACGCACAACTACCCCGGCGAGTTGGCGGACGCCTGCTTCCGGTACGCGCTAAAGACTTGGGAGAAAGACTACGAGAAAGCGAGGGAAAAATGGTGCCTCACATAGTGAACCCGGAAGTCGATATGTTCGGCGATTCAATCCGCCGGGAGTATTACTTGCACATACACACGCTTTTGAACGGGCAGCGTGAGCCGAGATGGAGGGGTGTGCGAGTCGTAAAGTTTCCTTCCGACATGATCCTTTACGCTCAAGTGATCCACAAGCGGAAGCCGAATTGGATTATCGAAACCGGAACCGCCTATGGTGGATCGGGTTTGTTCTTCGCAGACATGATGGACCTATTTGGAGGCGACGGCGGGGTCATAACGATTGATGTGAAGCCACGCGGGATTTTCAAGGACAAGAAGGAATCCCGCAGCCCAGACGGGAAGAATTGGGAAACCTTGCTTGGGGAAAAAAAGAACCTGACGCAGTTGATAGGCTCAAGCGTCGATCCGAAGATCATGGCAAAGGTTAAGGAAATGGTTGGAAGTAAAAAAGTGATGGTCGTACTGGACTCCGACCATTCCGAAATACACGTTCACAGGGAACTCACGGCATACGGCCCGATAGTCACCCCGGGCCAGTACATGGTAGTAGAAGATTGCTGGACGCACAGGAAGGATCCGTATTCACCGCTACGCGCCACGAACAAGTACCTCGACAAGCACCCAGAATTCGCAAGGGTGAACATTGAGAAGCAATTCATCTTCGCCGTCACCAAAGACGGATGGTTGCTGAAAAGATGATGGATAAAACCATCGTCTATTTGACGGACAACGAATTCGACCCGAAGTTGGCCGATGTCTGCATGAAGTGGCTCGTAAGGAACAGGTGCGACTGCCCTATTGTCAGCGTATCGAAAAGGCCTATTGAATTCGGAGAGAACGTGTGCGTGGGGCCGCTACCTCGAACCGGCATGTCGATCGACATAGCCCTGCATGAAGGCATGAAGCGTGTGAGAACAAAGTGGGTGATGGTTGCGGAACACGACTGCCTGTACTCAAAGGAGCATGTCCGCTGGATTCCACCGGACGATGTGTGTTTCTATTACAACGATAACAACTGGCTTTTGCAGTGCGAAAACCCCACCTATCCTCAATACGACGGCATGTTTTCGCACAGGAGGCACCGCATGGTGCAAAGCCAGTTGGTATGTTCTTCTGAAAAACTTCTCGAAGCAATGTCTATGAAGATAGAAATAACGGCGGATCCTGCATGGAGCGAACTGTACCCATCGGGAAGGGTGGCCGAACCCGGTTGCTGCAACATAAGCAGAACGATGAGGCTTGCCAGAAACGACAAGGTAAAACATCTCGGCGGGAAGGTAGCAAGGTACATGTCCGCTTACGAAGGCAAGGAATTCGTTACCAAGGAACCGAACATCGACATTCGGCACAACGGCAACTTCACGGGTCAACGCAGGGGAAACTACCGGCGGTTCAATCTGGAACCGTGGGGGACGATGTCGGACATATTGGCGATATAGAACCTGAACACCGTTTAGTTACTCAGACGAGGGCCGCCATCGAGCGGCCCTTTTTATTGGGAGGACATATTTGTGGCTGATCTGTCGGTGATTGTGCCTGCCCGCAATGAGATGTTCCTTCAGGAGACGCTTGATTCGGCCCTCGCCAATATCCGCGGGAACACGGAGATCATCGTGATGCTCGACGGGTACTGGCCCTCGAAACCAATACCCGACCACAAGAGCGTCACCATCGTCCACCTCACCGAGTCCATCGGACAGAGGGCGGCAACGAACATGGCGGTGCGGATCAGCAAGGCGAAATGGGTAATGAAACTCGATGCCCACTGTGCCGTCTCCGAAGGGTTTGACGTCCAGTTGATGAAGGACATCGAGCCGGACATGACGATGGTGCCGAGACTCTACAACCTCCACGCCTTCGATTGGGTCTGCAAATGTGGCGAGCGGATCTATCAGGGTCCGACACCCGGCCCGTGTCCGAAGTGTGGCGGCACTTATCAGCGCGAGATGGTCTGGAAACCCCGCCTGAATCGGATGAGCGACTTCATGCGGTTCGATAAGGACCTCAAGTTTCAATATTGGAGGGAGTTCAAGCGAAGGCCCGAGGCACAGGGAGACATAGTCCCTACGATGTCTACGCTCGGGGCGTGCTGGATGCTATCGCGCAAACGGTACAGGGAGTTGAATATCTGCGATGAACTACATGGCAGCTGGGGGCAGCAAGGAACCGAGATCGCCTGCAAATCGCAATTATCTGGTGGGCGGTTGGTCACGAACCGCCGTGCGTTCTACTCGCATATGTTTCGTACACAGGGCGGCGACTTCGGCTTCCCGTTCCCTATTACCGGCAAGCAAGTTGAGGTTGCGCGGAAGTACAGTCACGACCTTTTCACAAACGGGAAGTGGGATAAGGCGAAGTACCCGCTGTCTTGGCTTCTGGAGCGTTTTTGGCCTGTCCCCGGATGGGACCAATCAGACCTTGACGCACTAAAGATGAAGGAGGTGGCGTAATGGCAACAGCGGCTATAACGGGGACCATAACGGAATCTGTCACCGAGGCCGACATAGTTTCAGGTGGAAGGACTATCCAGATTGAACTTACCGGAGACGTATGGATCGCGGCGGGGTCGAGTTTAGCCGCCTTCTCCGACGACTTCAACCGTGGCGACTCCGATTCCCTCGGCGCGAATTGGACGGAAACCGGCGGCGACATCGACATCGCCAGCAATACGCTGTCGTTCGTCGCGGGAAGTTTCGCCGTGATGCTGGC